GTTCCTATGACTATGGGTGGTAACAAAATAATGAGATACAAAAATAATTCAGAAAGCGTTTCAAGACGTACTGCTGTAGTAAACTTCTGGAAGAAAGTAATGAACACTGACACTGAAATAGATAAGAAACTTCTTAAAGAACTTCCATTTATAATGAAACTTTGTATCCGTGGTTATTATTCAGCATTGAACACACATGGTAAGAAAGGAATCTGGAACATACTTCCAAGATATTTTCATGAAAATAAAGAGGAGATGGAACAAACTACCAATTCTCTTCAAAACTTCTTGAAATCCGGTAAGGTTGTATTTGAAAAGAAACTATACATTCCCATGAAAGTATTTTCTCAAGCATTTAATGATCATTGCCGAGAGAATAATTTACCAAGAGAACAATTTACAAAAGACTATTTCATGGCTATATTTACTAATAACAATATTAAAATAGTCCAACAAGGCACGCGCGAATACCCACCTAACTCTGGGATTTTTCTAAAAAGAACTACATTTTTCACGGGTATAGATATTCCAGGAGATGATAATGACATAGATGACCCGGAGTAATGCGTTTTATATGAATATTTTAAAAAATTATATTTAAGTAAATGGCTAGTTCATCCGAAGTATCTTCAGATACCGGAATGGTTTATATTATTATTTTCTTATGCGTAATCTTTGTATTAGCGTTTTTGATTTATAAGCTATATAATAAGGTAAACGAACTTTCAGAAAAACTAGAAAGTCTAAAACCTAAAGAAACAATAGAACAAAAACCAGAATTAGAAGAAAAAGCTATTACAGAGGAAAAGGAATCGACTGAAGAACCTGAACAACCTACAGAAAATTAGAATTGGTGCATGCCATGATTATGTTTTTATAATGATTAAATTCGGTCTCTGATATATACAAATTCCAATTTATAGAATTAAGTAAATGAGATTCTAAAGGACCCGAGTCCATAATTTCATAATCTATACAGTATTTATTAGCTAATATTAAACATGTTTCTAAGACTGGTTTAATATTAGAAGATGTTAATTTGCATACTTTATTGTATCTTTGAACGTATATTATAGCTACTATAAAAGTAGATTTATCTAAGTTCTCGTTATATCTATAAAAATTCTTAATATAATCATAGATAAAACACCTATTACTAAATAAATTTAGTATCTTAGCAGGTCTATTCATTGAAATTTTAGAATCTATTATATCATTTATTTGATTCAAAGTTAACATTAATATAAAAAATCATTATTTTTTAAAAGTAATAAAATTTCATTTAATACAAATTTGTAAGAATTTATATCATTTCCGCCCGTGATTATTATACTTCCAGGCCTAAACATGGCACATGTTATTATACTCTCGTTAAAAGGATTTTTAAATTTAATATTTATTCCAGGGTACTTACTCGGATTGAAAGAGTAAGTTTTGATACTTAAATCTTCACTTTCATCTAAGAATTTACAAACAAGTGCTTGTTTTATATTTTTATCTATCTTAAAATCTGAATTAATCATACATATTCTTACATTTGAAATATGAGACTCCGAATCAAAAGCGTCTAATGAGTAAAGTCTTCTGTATAGTTTGCGTATTGCATAAGTAGCAGACATAACATTGAGAACTCCCGCTAGCTGTATATTTCCATTTGAAAATATTTTTATGGATACCCTGTTTTTACTTTGATACTTTACGCCCGTGTATGTATTTATACAATTATAAAAAGTTTTACCCGATATTTCTGAACAGTAAGTTTTTATGTATTCTTGTAATCTTATAGAACTATTGAAGCTGCAACACACAGTCATAGTAGAAATACTCCAATTTTTAGATAAACTAAAGTTTTCAGTTTTTTCTATAGAATGTAATTCGTTGTATGTGTCATAAAAATTAGTGAAATTTTCATTACATATACAATCACTGTATTTGCATTTTGGGTCGCAAATTTTACAGAATTCTGTCATTTGATTCTTTATATTAAATTATAAATTTTCTTTATATTAGTATTTTTTAGTAATTTAGTAATTTAGTAATTTATTACTTCAACCAATTGTATATAGTCTAAAATTACACTGTTGTCCATAGACTCTCTACACGCTTTTATAATTATTTCAGAATCTTCTTTAGTGTGATTTCTAACAAGATAGTTTATGTAATATATAAATCTGGGTAGAATATTATTATACAGTTCATCAAGAGATAAATTTTTATTTTGTATTTCATTTAAAATATCATAAAGACAGTATGTTATTATATTAAGGTCGGTATTTTTAATCATTGTCTTTGAAATGAGTATCTTACTGGTTGATTTTCCATGATAATATCTAATTAGTTTATTAATTTCTAAAAGTTTGGTGTCTTTTATAATTTGTCTAGTACACGGATCTCTAAAGTCCTGTGTTTTATTTAAATATTCTACAAGTGTATAAAAATCATAGTAAAAAAATCGCCCATTTACTTTAATTGAAATAACGGGATACTTTAGAGATTCATGACATATTGGACAAATATTATCAGTCATAATTTTGCGTCTAAAATTTTGTTGAATTAATTTTGCTGCGTTAAATTTTTTTAGAAGTCTTAATAAAAAGTCTTTATTAAGAGTAGATACATATCTAATACCTTTAATTTTACACAGGTTTTTTATACTTTTAACTGTAAAATAATTTGAATAAGATATTAACATTTCATTTTATTATAATATATATTTTTAAATTAATAGCTTTAAATAAAATGTGTTTAAAAGAATAAATAATATATAATATAATGTCTTCATTTAAGATTTCTAAAAAAAGCGCTCATACTGATACTAGAATGTCTATAATAGCAAAACATGATCAAACTATAGAAAACATAGAAAAAGAAAAGAAAAATTTAAATAAGTACAAATCCGAGTTAAATTTATTATACAAAGCAAAATCTGTTAATAAATTTAACAGGGACATTGACACTAAAATAAAAACATTAGAAGAAAAAATAAATGACATCGAATCTGATAAAAGTTTATCTGATTATCTTTTTAATTCAATTGATTTTATAAAACAGATAGATTCAGAAGAACACATCACTGATACCAACGGTGATGGAGAGATATTTAAATACATTTCTTTAGACTCTACAAACAATAAAGAAGAAATGTATAAAATGTATATGGCAAAATGTTTTCCCTCAGAATCAAATGGTTATGTTCAAGTTAGAAAAGACACTTACATCTGCAAAGAATGCAAAGGAAACACAATTCACGACATTTCTTCTGGAATATTAATTTGTTACGACTGTGGTATCACAGAGTCTTATAATGTGTCTGAACTACCAGAATGGAATCATGCAGAAACACATGAATACACTAAACCATATAGTTACAAACGTACAAATCACTTTAAAGAATGGATTACGCAGATTCAAGGTCGGGAAGGCACAAATGTACCAGATGAAGTAATTCAACTTCTTATATTAGAAATTAAGAAAGAACGTTTAACAGACAAATCGCTTATAACATACTATAAAATTAAAGAATTCTTAAAAAAGTTAAAATTGAATAAATACTATGAACATATACCTAATATAATTCATAAAATAACAGGTAATAAACAATTGCATATATGTCAAGAGTTAGAGAATAAATTGACTAATATGTTTAATGAAATCCAAGAACCGTTTGAAAAGCACTGTCCTAAAAATAGAAAGAACTTTTTAAGCTATTCTTATACTTTATATAAATTTTTTCAATTGCTTAATAAACATGAATATCTTATTTATTTTCCATTGTTAAAGAGCCGCGAAAAATTATTCGAACAAGAAAATATATGGAAAGGAATCTGTAAAGAATTAAATTGGAAATTTATTAAATGTATCTAGTGTAATCAGTAATTATTGAATGTAACAGCTCCATTTTGGTATAAAGCAGTGCAATATCCATCTGCAACAACTGTAATTCCGTTTGTTAGGATATCAAGGTCGGATGAAGTTTTTGGGAGACCAGATTGAAAATAAATGTAAACTCTTATAGAATCATATTTACTAAGCGGTACAAGATCGGACTTATTTAAACCAGATACCGTTCTTGTAGAAAGGTTTAACCTAAAATTTGGGATCTCCCCATTGTAATCCGACCACGACGCGTTCGGAGGACTATCTATTAATCCTAATGTAAACGGAACAAGACCAGAATAAGAAGTACTATTTAAAAACAATTCAACATCAAAACCTGCAGTTTTCGAGTTATATGTCGGGGGAATATAAATATCTATACTTTTAGCATCAATATTAAAACTATCGCAATTTACAATTATTGGATTTTCTGGACTTGGAGAACTTGGAACAGTTATTCTATCAGAATATTGAGTAACTTTAAATAACTTTGGAATAACCTGATTTCTTAAAAAATTTCTTTCGTCGTTTACCATTGAATAAACTCTAGAAAAGACTCCAAAATTAATACCGTCACACGCGGCTCCGCTCTGAAAGCCCCGAGCAGAAAGCGTAGCTGCTGTACTTGGATATATTTTTAATTGTAAAGTTTGATTATTCGCACATGCCATAAGATACACAAGATTTATATCATTATTACTTAAGGGAGTATTTTCCATAAGGTCTAATTGAAAAGTAAGTTTTACCTTATTGCCTGGCTGTACTCCGCCATTGCCCACTAACTGATTCTGGTCATAATCCCCCTGGTAATATTGTGTAGCTGCAATAGAAAATATTTGAGCAAAATTTTTAGAAACAATTATTTGATTTCCAACGCAAAGTTCAATAAAATCTACAATGCCTGTGCTATTATTATAATCAGAATTAATTATTGGTAAATTAGTTGGATTATTTATGGTAATCTGTACATATATACGACCTACTGCGTCAACATCATTTGGAAACGTGAATATGGCAGGTTGTGTATTGTTAAAAGCAATTTCTGCGATATTAGCTGGTATGTCAATTAAGGCAGAACCGTTTACGTAATACTTGTCTGTATCATTTTCGTTCCAAAAGATAGACTTTACACCCGGGATAGTCTTATCTGTAGTCTGATATCCCTGTGTACCCGTGCCGTTATAAGCTGCTATTGCTGCAATTGAGCCTGACATTTATTATAAATACATTTATTTTTTTTTTAAATTAATCAACGTAATTTATTTGTAATGTAATGTAATGTAATGTAATGTAATGTATTGTTTATTTGATTTAAATAAAGTATACATTAGATAAATTAATTGTTTACATTAGATAAATTAATTGTTTACATTTAGTACATTTAGTACATTTAGTACATTTAGTACATAGCTAGCGAAGCGGCACCGCCCTTGAAAAGTGCAGTAGTCTCGCCAACACATGTTACATTAACGAAAGTTGACGACGAGGTTACAGGCCGGTCTGTGAATGTTATAGTTAATCTAATGCTATCAAAACGATTTAGAGGAACACATGCTCCACTGTATGCAGTGGCGGAAAGAGGAAATACATAAGTACCAATTCCAAAATCATTAACTGTAATTGACGGCGGCAACGACAGGGGTGTAAGATACTTATTAGCAAAAATACCGAGTGAATCAGATGTACAAGAATCTAGAAGAACACCCGGCAACTGACCGGAGAATGAGCTAGAATTTAGTTTAAGTTCTGCAGTTTTAATTCTAATAGCATTTCCAGAAGTATCAAATCCGGCGTTACCAGAAATTATAAGATGAGACGTGTATAAAGAGAAATGGTCAAGTTCTATTGTTTTTATCGAAGACGAACCTATATCTGACGTATAAGAATTCTGTGTCATCTTAAGTCTCTTTGGAAGACCCATAGGCATCGCCTTCATTTGTTCGCGTTCCTCGTTACACATAATTTGCTGTTTTGCAAAAAGGTTTAATGCGCTGGGGGAGGACCACGTGATGTCGTCTGTAAAAGTAGAACCACTCGGTGCGGAAAAAGTAAAAGCGCCGAAGCCTTGAGCGGGCTCATCCCCGGGAAGTACTTGAGTTAAAACAGAAGTAGTAGCAAATGGACCGTTAGTTGAAACAAAGATGTCCTGTATAACACCAGTGCCGGTCTCCGTATATCCAACTGGTAGTTGTGCTGTTAAGCTACTTGGAACTTCCACAAGAGTTACCTTAATTTTAACACTCTGATGAGGTGCGGCAGCCATTGGATAACCATCTTCGGTTTGGTTAGTAAACTTACCAAGAGCTGGGCCTAAAGTTTTTGTAAGACCCGGTATAACAAGCCAAGCTGCACTGCCACCGCTTGTGAAACTACTTTCATAAAAAGCATCGGGGCTTAATTCTGTAGAATTTACAACTCTTAAATCTTGATTTTCAATAGTTTGCCAAATCTGAGTTCCAACTTGAAATTCTACTCTTTCTATTAAACTTTGTAAA